ATGAACTGTTCGCAGAGTGGCTGCGCGTTCATGACCGCTGGGGAGGGAAGCCATGACCAATGAACAACGCTTGGCCATCTTGGCCAGTCACGGCGATGAGAATGCAGCGGAAGAACTGGACCGCGTAGCAATTGAGCGCCGCGAGAAAGGCGACCGAGATATGGGTGCTGCTATGTTCGCCGCCCTACGCGCAAAGGGTGATGTATGAGCCAGGTTGAACAGATCGCGAGGGGGCTGACTAAGGAGGATGCCGTCTGGATGCGTGACGGGCCACTATCAGCCATTGGATTTGAGCGTGGAATGCGCCTTGTCGATGCAGGCCTACTGAAAAAGGTCGATGTGTTTACTGCCACAAGCGGAGGTTATCGGTTCATGCGGACCCCTCTCGGCCTTCGCGTCCGCCAGTGGCTACAGGAGAATGATGATGCTTGATCGCAAAATTATCAGCACAGAAGAATGCCCCATGACCGGAGACATTACTGTGTTTTACGACGACGCCACCGCATACCGAATGGACCGAAGAGAGGCGCGGCACAACCTTCTGGGCGCTATATCTGACGCCGTCGCACATTCGGGCAGTTCGGGGCGCGTGGATGTTTTCCAGTATGGCCGCAAGGTGGGTGAAATGCCTGCATGGTGGCACCCTGGCCTAGCCAAAAGCAGCAGCCCAATGTTTGATTATCGACGCGGCGATCTTGCCCTACAGGACGGGAGGTGGGTGGCTGCAAAAGGACTTGGCGCAGGCGATTTAGATTGCCTCATTGGCTTCGTGCGGAAAGGACAAGCACATGACTGATTTGAAAGCGCTGTCGGCAAACCCAATTGAAATACTCGACGATGCCGGGTGGTCCCTGCGGCCATAAAAAAATGCTGCCACCCCCAATTGCTAACCACGCCCGCCCATGCTATAATGCCCCATCAAAAGGGAGTTTTCCAATGACTACCAAACTTGAAATATCTCGTGGCCCACACGGCCTGCGCGTTCACCTTCCGCGAGGCCGAACCCTTGACATTTCCACTTCCGCGGCTGGCGCAAAGTTCCTCGAACAAATGCTCCGCGACATGGATAATCACGCACACTACGGTGAGCACCACACCCCCTACTCCAAGGCCTTCCCAACTCAGGAAATCGTCAAGCTTTTCGAGCGCGCAAACCGTGAGCGCGAGGACATCGAGGCCCAGGTCGCCGAAATCAAGGAGCGCAAAGCCCAAGAAAAGCTCGCCGAGACAAAAGCCAAATGGGCAGACCTCGGTATCAACATCGACGAACTGACTTTCGACTGATGCCTTGGGACGATGAACTCCAACGCCGCTGGGACAGCTACAACCGCTGGCAAGAAACCACCCGCGCCTATGGCCTGCGCCCAATCCCTTCAGCCCATAAGACCTACCCACCACCGAAGCCAGACTCCGTCCCCTACGCCATGTTCACCTTCGCCTATCATTCAATCATGGCGGGCAAAAACATGGAGCGGCTGGCCCGCGAGGACATGACAGCTTGGAAAGCGCGTGTCCGCCCTGAAACACTTAACCTGGAGTTCCACCTATGACTGACCTTCAACCAATCTGCGATTGGAATATCAACACCTCCTATGGAACATTCGCGCAATCAATGCTCGGCCGCGTTCCTCTGATCCTTAACCCAGAGTCCGAACAATCGCCAGAAGATCAACTTGAACCCTACTGGAACCGCTTCGATGAAACAACGGATTGGCAGCTCACCCACGATTGCGTCTTGTTCTCTCGCAGCTACGAGCCACGCCAGCCCGCTGCTCAAACCATACTCGGCAATCGTGTGATCCTCGTTTACCCCTCGTCAATCGTAGTGGTGCTTGACGACAAAGGCACCTTCATCGCCGGACAAATGACATGAAGCCGCCTCGCAGCAATCGCCTCGGCATGTATGCTGACGTGCGAGAAGTCGCCGACCTCGCCCTCCGCCACGGAGGCGGTTCCTACGACTGCGCCGACCACGGCCAGGCCATCCACTTCCAGCAGCGGTTCTACCGCTTCAGGAAACTCTACGCCCAGCTCAACCACGAGGACGGAACCGACTCCCCCTACGACAAGCTGAAACTTCCCCGCATCCCAGAGGATGGTTGCTCTGTCAAGCTGGAAATCCGCCAGCATGTTGGGACATTCCGTCCTTCTGGTCCTGAAGTATTCTCGTCTCTCACAGGTGAGGATGACCTGTTCAAAGCCGCGAGCGAACTTGCCCGTAAAATCCAAGGAGATTGAAATGATTACCTTTCGCATTCTCGACGAGCGTTATTCTGAAGAAGCCCTCGGCCTGATCCCGGCCTTCCTTGAAGAGGCTGATCCCCGTTCTGCTTCCGCGCAGTTCAATGAAAACTACGCGCACGGCGGAGGCTGGTCACCAATGGCGGGCTGGTCAATGGGGCCGGTTGGCGAAATCCTCTACCAAGGAGAGTTCGATGCCCTCGCCCCGATCGCCATTGCCACCCTCCACGCGAACGAGATCATCCGAGTTTACCCTTCCGCATGGGTTGCCATCTCGCAAGTTGATGGAAGCTTTGAAATCTCGAGGATGGACTGATGCGCTGCGGACTTGACTGCCTCACCATCATCACCTGGGCCGGGGCAATTCTCTTCGCCCTCAGCATCTGGGTCTTCGCTATCTACGGCCTCATCCATTTCATCAAAGGATAACTCATGACCTTCACCCCCACCGACGAGCAACTCGCAATCATAGAAGCTGCAAAGTCCTCGTCCGACAACCTCCTCGTCTCCGCGTTGGCGGGCGCAGCCAAGACCAGCACGTTAGTGCTTCTGGCCAAGGTCCTTCCTGCCGATCAGGAAATTCTCTGTCTCGCCTTCAACAAAAAGATCGCAGTCGAAATGGCCGAGCGCCTACCTCCCCACTGCAAGGCCATGACGCTCAACAGCCTCGGCCACCGCACATGGGGCGCAGCAATCGGTAAGCGCCTTAAGCTGAACAAGTCCAAGACCTTCGAGCTCATGACCGCCGTGGTCGAGGAACAAACACGAAGCGACAAGACAGACCTTTACAATAACTTCGGCGAGCTTCTCCGCCATGTCGATTTCGGCAAGGCCTGCGGCTATGTGCCAACCGGCACCCATCCAACTGCCAAGCCGCTCATGAACGACGAGGAGTTCTTCAACCATATCGATGAGGACCTCTCCCCGCTTGAACAACAGGTCATCCGCGAGGTTACTCTTCGCGGCATCAAGCTTTCCCTCTCTGGTGAGATAGACTTCAACGATCAAATCTTCATGCCCACCATCTTTCACGGAGCCTTCCCGCGCTACCTCACCACCCTTGTCGACGAGGCCCAGGACCTGTCCGCACTTAACCACGCCACCCTCCGTAAAATGTGTCGGGGTCGACGAGTCATCGCGGTGGGCGACCAGTGCCAAGCAATCTACGGCTTCCGTGGCGCGCACGAGGACGGCATGGGCAAGTTGAAGCAAGACTTCTCCATGCGGGAAATGACTCTTTCAATCAGCTTCCGCTGCCCGCAGGCCGTTGTCAAGGAAGCGCAATGGCGCGCACCTCAAATGCGTTGGCCGGATTGGGCCAAGCCCGGCGAAGTCACGCGCCTCTCTCACTGGTCTGCTTTTGACCTTGCCGAGGATGCCGCCATTCTTTGCCGCAATAACGCTCCATTATTCGGCATCGCAATCCGCCTGCTCCGCAATGGCCGCACTTGCGAACTGGACGGCAAGGACATCATCCGCTCCATCACCAAGATCATGAGCAAGTTTGGCTCCTCCGACATGAAGCAGCACGAGGTGATGGACCGCATCGACATGTGGGAAGCAGCGCAGAAGGAGAAGACCAAGCGCCGTGCCCACTCGCGGATCGAGGACCAAGCCGAGTCCATGCGCATCTTTGCTCGCGAAGGTGCCACCCTTTCCGACGCTATCCACTACGCCTCCCACATTGCGCAGCTGCATTCCCCACTCAAACTGATGACCGGGCACAAATCCAAGGGCCTGGAGTTCCGGAATGTTTACTTCCTCGATGAACAACTTATATCCCACGAGGCCCAAGACCCGAACGTGCGCTACGTCATTATCACACGCGCGCAGGAAACGCTCACCTACATTCGATCAGAGGATTTCCGAAACAATGAAACGACCCTCCAAAATCAACAAGCTGCTTGAGGCCCTTCGCCTCCGCCCCATTATGGCTAAGGATTTTGCAGAACTTGGCTACACCAGCGAGAAAAGTATTCACGTCCTTATCCATTTACTCCGGGAACAAGGACACGTTATTGAAACTGTTTTCTTGTCGGGCAGTTCTGGTCCTGCTTATTATGTTCTTCGGGAAGTTGCTGGAGTATTCCGTGAGCGGGCGGCTGTTGTCACCTACCTCAAAAAGATAAACCAAAACACCCTTGCCGAGTTAATCTCAACAGGACATCATCACAGCTAGGATATGGCTCCATTCATCTGGAATGAAACCATATCTTTCCTGCATAACGGCATTGACATTCCCCGCGCCATATGGCATTATTTCCCCCGGCACAACGCCGATAACAAAGGACATTTCACAATGGAATTTAAGAGCAAGACTATCAATGGAGACGCCTTCGAGATCAGCCAGCCCTATGCCGAGGGCCACGTCCTGACCGCAATCGAAGCTCGCGTTCTCAACCAGACCCGTTCGGAAAACGTGGGCAACAATGCTCGCACCAAGCTGAACGAGCTGAAGGAAGGCGGCGCTGACCTCGCTGCCCTGCAGGCGTTCGTCACCGAGCTGGACAACAACTACGAGTTCACTGCTGCCGGTGCCCGCGCTGCTGCCAAGCTGGACCCCGTCGAGAAGGAAGCGCAGAAGAAGGCGCGCGAACTGCTCAAGGACCATCTGGCCACGACCGGCCGCAAGCTCACCGTTGCTCCCGAAGGCATGTCCGACGAAGATTGGGCCGACAAGATCGCCGCCGAAGTCGATCGCATCGCAGCCTTGCCGGAAATCCTCAAGGCCGCCAAGCAGGATGTCGAGACTCGCCGCAAGCGGGCCGAAACCCTGGCCGAAGCAGTTGGCGAGATGTCTGTCTAACCTGCAATGTGGTGTTCGGGGTTCTCCCTTTGGGCCTGAACTTAAACATGCCGATTGTAGGTCTCCCCGCGCCATTGTCATTCCCGGTGGCGCGGGGAGTTTTATTGGAGCTTGAAATGCAAATCATCACTTCCCTCGCAAGCGCACGTTTCCGCCCCGCATCTGCCCGCGCTGTCGTCACGCACCTGAGCATCGGGGATGTGATTGAGCTTGAGCCCGATCCCTTCAACGAATACGATCCCCAAGCTGTCCGTTGCGTTTTCGACGCAGAGCACATCGGCTTCATCGCCAAGAAGGACAACCCGGAAATCTTCGCCCAGCTTATGCTCGGCGACTACCTTTCCGCTGAAATCATTTCTTTCGAGAATGCCCTCACCCCAATTCTGGAAATCAATCTGTGAACGCAGAACACCTTGCGCTTCTCTACAGCGCAAAGACTTCCGAGTTCGGGATCATAGTCGAGACGGACGACGCCGAGTTCCTTCGCCAGAAACTCTACGCCATCCGCCGAGAAATGCCTGAGGAATTTCCGCATCTTTCATTCCTGATCAGCCCCATGAATGGCTCCGATCTTTGGATACTCAATAAGGAGAACGGCGATGGCTCGCCCAAGTGAAAACGAATTACAGAAGCATACTTTGAACCTCCGCGCCGGTGATTGGGAGGCCCTTGCTTCCTACTATCCCGACATCCCCACCTCCAACGTCGTGCGTATGCTTGTCTCTCGCTATGTGGAGCAAATCGAAGAGCATGGCGCATCGCCTAACGCCCGCGTAGAGATCAAGCTGTGATCTTCCGGTGGCTTGAGCAACACGAAAAAATCACTCTCTTGCTTGCTTTCAGCGTCGGCTTTCTTCTTGGAGAATTTCTATGAGCGACATCACCGAACTCTTTGCCCGCGACCCCCTTCAGCTAACGAAGGATGACATCAGCACCATCGTCAACAAGTTCCGCGAAAGCCGCTCCGCCTTCAACCTCGGCAACAAACGGGCTGGCTCAACCAAGCCGCCAACCGCTGCGCAGAAAAAGGCAATCGAACTAAAGGATAAGCTTGGAGACGACCTCAAGTTTTCCATTTAGGAGTTACACCAGTGTCTATAATAGTTTTCAAGCCGGACGAACTTCTCCATTTCGACTACATAAACATGGCAGGAGATGCCAAGCGGCGCCGTTGCAAGTTTATTGGCATCGACTTTGGAACAAACGATCAGTTTCAAGAGCCGCAGTTCTTTCTGCGCTGTCATGACCTCGATATAAATGCACCCCGGTCGTTCGCCATCAACCGCATTGATGCTGGTTCACTTCTCTTTTGGAGAGATTAAAATGCTCAAGTCATTCGACTCCTTCGGCCTTCAGTTTGGTTGGGACTCTACCTCCCTCAAAGCTGCCGAAACCTGCCTCCGCTATTATCAATACAAGCACATCGAAGGCTGGCAGCCCCGGCGCAAGTCCGTCCACCTCGTGTTCGGCGGGCACTATGCAAAAGCTCTCGAATGCTATCACGCCTATGTCGCCAGCGGCATGTCGCAAGACGAGGCTGTAAACGAGGTGATCGCGGAAACCATGATCGAGACTTGGGAATACGAACTCGACCACGAGGGCGAACCCATCCCCGACACCGGCCAGCCCTGGTTCTCCGATCATCCCGCCAAGACTCGCGAGAACCTGATCCGCACCATCATCTGGTATCTGGATCAATTCGGCGAGGATGACAGCTGCAGCACCGTGATCCTTTCATCAGGCAAAGCCGCTGTCGAACACAGCTTCCAGCTCGATGCAGACAACGGCATCATTCTTTCCGGCCACCTTGACCGCCTCGTCGAATACTCTGGCAAAGTCTATGTGCAAGATCAAAAGACTTCCGGCTCCACCATCACCGGCAGGTTCTTCGAGCAGTTCAATCCTGACCACCAGATGTCTCTTTACTCCTTCGCAGGTAAAGCACTGTTCGGCATCCCGGTTTCTGGAGTGATGATCGACGCGGCCCAGATCGCCGTTGGCTTCTCCCGCTTCGAGCGCGGCTTCACCTTCCGCGACAAGGCTCAGCTGACCGAATGGTATGACATCGCAATGAGCCATATTGAGCGGGCGCGCAATGCAACTCGCGAACAGAATTTCCCAATGACAACTGCATCATGCGGCAACTACGGCGGCTGCCAATTCCGAGGCGTCTGCTCTCGTTCTCCGGTTGTCAGGGAACAATTCCTCAAAGCGGACTTTGAACAGCAGCCGCGCTGGGACCCACTCGATCCACGATAAGGAGAATGGAAATGGAAGCAATTCAAAACAAGCTGCATATCGGCCTCAGCATCAACTTCGCTGACGGTTATTTCAACCGTGGAGTTGAGATCGATTTGCCAACTCTCAGCACAAAGCGGGACAAGCACGCAGCCCTTCTCGAAATGATTGAGCCGCTTGTCAAAGCCGCGCTGGAGACTATTGATGCCAACTCTTGACCAACATCAATCATCCAGCTACACCAAGCTGATCTACATTGGCGACAGCGGCACCGGCAAAACCGGCTCCCTCGTCAGCTTGCTGGCCGCAGGCTTCAGCTTCAAAATCCTAGACATGGACAACGGGCTGGACTCCTTCGTCTACTATGCTCGCGAGCAGGGTCTCGACCTCTCCAAGGTGGAATACGAAACCATCCGCGACAAATACCGCAGCGGTTCACAAGGCCCGAAGATCGATGGCAGTCCCAAGGCATTTGTCGATGCAATGAACCTCCTAACCGAGTGGTCAAAGACAGACGACCCGAACTGCATCTTTGTCCTCGACTCGCTTTCCGCCTTCGGTCGAGCCGCCTTCGAATGGGCGAAGGGCCTGAACCCCTCAGCCAAAGACCCACGCCAGTGGTATTTCGCAGCACAACAAGCTGTCGAGTCTGCCATTGCAATCCTCACCGGCGGCGAGTTCAAGATGAATGTCATCGTGATCAGCCACATCAATTACAAGGAAGTGACCGAGGGCATCCAGAAGGGCTACGTTAACGCAATCGGCTCTGCCCTTGGCCCGACCATCGCTAAGTATTTCAACACCCTCATTCTTGCGGAAACCTCTGGCTCCCGCGCGAATACCAAGCGGAAGATTAAAACCCTTCCGACTGGAGTAATCGATCTGAAGGTTCCAAGCCCGAAGATCGAAGCCGAATTGCCGCTCGAGACGGGGATGGCTACCATCTTCGCTACCCTGCGCGGCACAGGTTCTGCGTAATCGCTCACCCGCAGACCTTATCCACCAGAGCAAAGGAGAATACCAATGGCTTTGAATTTTAACGACGTTCTTTCCAAGGGTGCAGCTGACGTTGAGAAGCCCGCCCTCCCACCTGTCGGCACTTACCGCTTCCGCATTTCAAAGGTGCCGGAGCAGACCGAGTCCGGTTCCGGCGAGTGGGACATCGTCAACTTCCAGGTTCAGGCTGTCGAAGCTCTGGACAACGTGGACGTGGACGATTACAAGGGCGAGATCTCAAACATCCGTCTGCGCAAGTCGTTCCTCTTCAACAAGGGCGATGAGGCGGAGTTCAACCGCACGTTCTACAACCTCAAGACTTTCCTTGCCAATCACGTCAAGTGCTGGCCGGATGACATTTCCTTGGCTGAGGCCCTCAACGCATCGAACGGCCAGGAGTTCCTGGGCGACGTGACTTGGGCCGAGGACAAGCGCGAGCCGGGCGAGTTCCAGGCGAACATCGGCCGCACGGCTCCGCTCGACTAACCGGAGTTGGGGGAGGACGGCACCACCTCCCCCTTCTCTGATGAGCCGTGTGGTAATTGGCGCACCCCCTTCGACCCACATGCGACAGGTTGCACACGGCTCTTCAAAGAAAGGACACTCCATGTATATTCTCTTCAGCATTAAATACGGCGGCTTCATCAGCCAGCAATCCAACTACGTCTCCACTTGGCAAGATGCTCGCCGCTACACCGAAGAAGCAATGCTTGCTGTCTGCGCAGCAAACAAAACAGCAACCGGCTACGGCGTGTTGCCAATTTCCCTCGAGCTCTTGGAGAGCATCTAATGACCAGCGCCGTGTTCCGCACCTTCCCAATTTCCTCCATCGTTGTTGACCGCGATACCCGCCAGCGGAAAGAGCTTCGCGGCATTGAAGAGCTGGCCGAGTCCATTGCCCGCATCGGCCTGATCAATCCAATCGTCATCACTGATGATGGCGTCCTTGTCGCAGGTGAACGTCGCCTTACCGCCTGCACCTCCCTCGGCTGGGATCATATCTCTGTCCAGCTCACCTCCGATCTCGATGACTACACGCTGCAGTCAATCGAGCTGGAAGAGAATATCAAGCGCATGGACCTCACGTGGCAGGAAGAAGTCGACGCGTTGGCCCGCTTCCACGAGTTGAAGAAAGCCAATGAGGAAAGCTGGTCGCATCAAGACACGGCGGACTCCCTTGGCTACTCACAACCAGAAGTCAGCAAAAAGCTTGCAGTCGCTGCCCAGCTTTCCGATCCCGTAATCGCCAAGGCCGAGCGTTTCTCCGCCGCGCATAACATCGTGCAGCGGAATACCGAGCGCAAGAAATCAAACGCAGTCGAGGCCTTCAGCGCAAGCACAAAAACCATGCTCGCGGAAGCAACCGGCGAGGCCCCGATCCTCGAGGCCAAGGCCCCACCACTCCTTCTCACCAGCTTCCATGATTGGCAGCAGACCTATGATGGCCCCAAGTTCAACCTCATTCACTGTGACTTCCCCTACGGCATCAATGTGGCTGACGCCCCCAGAATGTCAAGCACCATCAAGGATCATTACGAGGACAGCCCCGACATCTACTGGGCTCTTCTGGCGCGGCTGGCGCTGGCCATGGACAATGTGGTGGCTGAGTCAGCCCACCTTATCTTTTGGCATTCCATGCGTTACCACTCTGACACCAAAATGGAACTCGAGCGGATGGGCTGGACCGTCCAACCTTTTCCCCTTATCTGGCATAAGAGTGATAACTCTGGCATCGCCCCTGACCCTCAGCGTGGACCTCGCCAAACCTATGAAGCAGCTATCTTCGCATATCGTGGTGATCGTAAGATAACCGCCGCCGGTTGCGTCGCCAACAGTTTCGCCTATCCAGGTTCCCGCGATGGCGCAATCCATGTCAGCGAGAAACCCTACGCCATGCTTCGCCACTTCCTTCGAATGGTCTGCGATGAGTATTCCTTCGTCCTTGATCCAACCTGCGGCAGCGCAAACGCACTTAAGGTGGCCGAGGACCTTGGCGCTCCCCGCGTCCTCGGCCTTGAGCAAATGGAGGAATTTTACAAAATCGCCTGTGACAATTGGGAAGGGCAACGCAGCATGACTTGACATTCTGCCCGCCTTATGATATGCTAAATCTTTCGGGGAAGCAGAATGTTTGAAATCACAATCGTCGGAGATTTTTGGAACTCCGATCATCAAATTCCCTTTGCGGGCACCGAGGCTTGGATGCTGGATAACCTGCTGGCACAAGTAGGCATCAGCCGAAAGGAATGTTTCCAGACCTCAGTGTTTAATTTCTCCGAGCGTTGGGTGGAAAGTCTTTGCGGCAAGCGGCCTGAGGGCATTCCAAACCAGCCCCCAATTCTCCCCGGCAAATATATCCGCAACGAATTTGCCGGGGAGTTGGAGCGCTTTTATCACGAAATAGCTGACGCAAATTCCAATGTCATCATTGCTCTCGGTTCTATTGCTGCTTGGGCATTGACCGGCGCGAAGGGGATTAAAGCTGTTCGCGGAGTAACAACGCTCACAGCAGAACCAGCCACCGCTAAAATCGGCCGCCCGGTTAAGGTGGTTCCGACATACGAACCAGCAGCAATCTCTCGCCAGTGGTCCTTGCGCCCTGTCGTGCTTTCCGATCTAGACAAGGCGCGGAGGCAAGCGGGCTTCCGGAAACTCAACCGCCCCAGCCGAAAGATTTGGATACGCCCAACTCTTGACGACATCCGCCGCTACGAGCAAGAGCACATCCTTGGCGCAGAGAAACTCGCTTGCGATATTGAAACGCGGCAAGAGCAAATCACCTGCATTGGCTTTTCGCCATCAGCTGACTCGGCAATCGTGATCCCCTTCTTCGGAGAGTCCGGCAAAAACTACTGGCAAACAGCCGCCGAAGAAATCGCAGCTTGGGAATATGTTCGGCGCTGGCTCGCTACCTATCCCACAGTCTACCAGAACGGCGTCTATGACATGACCTTCCTCTGGAAATACTACGGCATCCCAGCAGCGAAAACCGCAGGCGACACTATGCTTCTCCATCACGCGATGCAGATTAAAATGGAAAAAGGCCTAGGCTTTCTCGGTTCAATCTACACCGACGAAGCCAGCTGGAAATTCATGAGCAAAGGAAACACAACCCATGACTGACCTCTATGAGGATTGGAAAGATCGCTCCCTCGGAGCACCCGCCATAGCCGCAGACCTTAAACAGTTCCAAAAGCTGCAGCATCTTGATGACGAGGCCGTAGCCTTCCGCATGGCTTCGACAGTTGTTGAAGTTCGCCGCCTACGGAAAATGTTTGGCCAGTCGAATATCAAACTGGTCAACACAAAACTTCCCTATCAACTCCGCCTTCTTCTCGGAGCTCAAGGCGTGTCTACTGTAGGCCAGCTTCTTGCCTTGTCTGACGCTAAACTTCTCTCCATCCCCACCATCGGAACAAAGCGCCTCGCGCTCATTCGTGCCTGTCTTTCGGAGGCCCTTCGCTAATGGAATACCTCGCCTCCCCCTATTCACATCCCGACCCACTCGTAATGGAGCGCCGCTTTGAGCAGGTCATGGAAGTAGCCGCGAAGCTTATCCACAGCGGACGCATTATTTATTCCCCTATTCTCCACTTCCACCCGATTGCAGTTTCCCATAACCTCCCCAAGGATTTCACCTTTTGGCAGATCATCAACAAGGAAATCCTCTCCCGCTGTGATCGCCTTCTTGTCCTCCGCCTCGTTGACTTCGAGCGTAGCGAGGGTGTCCGTGGAGAAATAAACCACGCCCGACTGCTTGGCATCCCAACCTCCTTTGTGGAGCCTTCTGCATGGCTGACATAATTGACACAGCAGAACTGGACCTTTCCAAGTTCTCCAGCGATGAAACCTATTGGCTCTATAACGGCTTCGACAATTGCCTGACATATGAAATCTTCGACACCCTCATGTCGCAGGCAGATGAAACCGCGCTGGCCACTTACAATCTTTCCCTTTCCCTCCAGGCCCCGATCCTGGAAATGAACCTTCGCGGCCTCCGGGTGAATAACAATCGCAAGTTCAAAGTTGTGAACTCCCTCCGAAAACTAACCACGCAGCTTGAAGCGCAGCTCAAGGAAATTGTAGAGCAGGGCATTGGCCTGCAGGACTTTAACTGGAATAGCCCCGCCCAGCTCAAGCACCTTCTTTATGAAGTGCTATCTCTTCCAGTCCAAAAGAAGCGCAATGCTCGCGGCGTGTTTTCGGCAACAACCGATGAAGGCGCACTTGAGAAACTTTCAGTCCATTTCCTTGCGGAGCCAATCTGCTCACACATCCTCGCATTGCGCGGCATTGGCAAGAGTCTTAGCTTCCTTGCCACCGGCATCGACAGTGACGGGAGGATGCGCACTCGCTTCAACATCGCAGGCACAAACACTGGTCGCTTTGCATCCTCGTCAACTGACTACGGCACTGGCACCAATCTCCAAAACGTGAACAGCGCTATGCGTTCCGTATTCGTCGCAGACCCAAACATGATGTTCTGCAACATCGACCTCGAGCAAGCGGACAGCCGCAACATGGGCGCGGTTTGTTGGAACCGGCTGTTGCAATCACACGGCGAGGAATTTGCTGGCGCTTACCTTGACGCCTGCGAGTCCGGCGATCTGCACACCACAGTCACCAAGATGGCTTACAAAGATTTGCCATGGGGAACTGAAACCGATCGGGCGCTGGCCGACCGTATTGCTCACCGGCATCTGTCCTATCGTGACCTTTCAAAGAAGCTGGGCCACGGCAGCAATTACCTCGGCACCCCGCCCACAATGGCAAAACACGCCCGCATCCCTGTGCCAATGGCCAAGGCATTCCAAGCTGAATACTTCGGCGCGTTCCCCTGCCTGCCTGAGGTCCATGCATCCATCATCAACGAGGTGAAGAAAACCCAATGCCTAACGACCTTGTTTGGCCGCCGCAGGTTCTTTTGGGATCGGCCTGAAGCGGCATCAACTCATCGTGAAGCCGTTGCATACTTCGGACAGTCGATGACCGCTGATGAACTGAACCACGGCCTGATGCGTCTATGGCGAACCGGGAAGGTCCAGCTATTGGTCCAGGTCCACGACTCAATCCTTTTCCAGTTCCCCGCCAAATATCGAGATGAAATCGTGCCGCTTGCGCTTGAGTGCCTGAGCACAAAAATGGTATTGGACAAGGGCCGGGTGTTCACCGTCGGCAATGAGGCCATGACCGGATGGAATTGGGGTTATGTCTCCGAAGAAAATCCCGATGGCCTGAAGAAATGGAAAGGTTCTGACGAGCGCCGCAGAACCGAAACCAACTTCTCCCTCTCAATCAAGGACCTCTAATGGCCCGCCAGCTTTCATCTTTTGTAGACGGGTTTCTTGGGTATACCTCTGGCCGGGGATCACCCAAGATCTACCGTAAGTGGACCGCAATCTTTCTGATCAGCGCTGCCCTCGAGCGCAAGGCCTGGATCACAACGACCA